GATCTTGAGTTCCACGGTGAAGAAGGGGATTACCAGTAATGAAAGAGCTTGAGTTAAAGAAACCGATTACCGCTCATGGCGAGACACTCTCCGTACTGGAGTTTGATGAGCCCACCGGGAAAGATGTCCGCGAGCTGGGGTATCCCTACCAGATGAATCAGGATGAGTCCGTCAGACTTCTGGCGCATGTGGTATCGAAATACATTGTGCGGCTGGCGAAAGTGCCGCAAAACTCTGTCGACCAGATGTCTCCGGCAGACCTGAATGCAGCGGCGTGGCTTGTGGCTGGTTTTTTCCTCCAGGCCTGACGGCTGAATACCTCACTGATCGCTTCTTTGACTGCGCCAGCTACTGGCGCATTAATCCCTTCGAATTGCTGAATATGCCGATCAGTGAAATTCCCTTGCTGGTCAGTCAGGCAAACAGGATAGAGCAGGAGAAACGCACACATGGCTGAATTTGAGCTTAAGGCGTTGATCACCGGTGTCGACAGGCTTTCTCCCGCGCTGTCGAAAATGCAAAAGAAAATCCGGGGATTTAAACGCCAGGCGGAAGAAGCGTCACAGGGTGGGCTGGCGCTTGGTGGCGGACTGGCAGCGGGTCTGACGCTTTCCCTGAAATCTTATGCCGATCAGGAAAACGCCGCCACCGGGCTGAAAGTCGCCATGATGGATGCGAACGGCGAGGTTGGAAAGAGCTTTCAGGACATCAATAAACTGGCTATTGGCCTGGGTAACCAGCTACCCGGTACAACGGCTGATTTCCAGAACATGATGCAGATGCTGGTGCGTCAGGGGATCCCGGCAGAAAACATTCTTGGCGGTGTGGGTAAAGCGACAGCTTATCTTGCGGTACAACTGAAAAAAACACCGGAAGCGGCTGCTGAGTTTGCTGCAAAGATGCAGGATGCTACCGGAACGGCGTCAGACGACATGATGGGGCTGTTCGACACTATCCAGAAGGCGTTTTATCTGGGCGTTGACGATACCAACATGTTGTCCTTCTTCACTAAAACCAGTTCTGTTCTGAAGATGGTGAATAAGGACGGACTTCAGGCTGCACAGAGCCTTGCCCCTATCAGCGTCATGATGGATCAGATGGGGATGAACGGGGAGTCGGCAGGTAATGCCCTGCGAAAAGTTATCCAGTCCGGATTAAGCGTTAAGAAAATCAGGGACGTCAATAAAGTCATGGCCCGCCAGAAACTCGGAGTGCAGCTCGATTTTACTGACGGCAAAGGGAGTTTTGGCGGTCTTGATAACATGTTTAAGCAACTGGCAAAGCTGCGAAAACTGACCGACGTTAAGCGAACAGGTGTACTTAAGGCAATATTTGGTGATGATGCCGAAACCCTTCAGGTGGTCAATGCTCTGATCGATAAAGGAAAGGATGGTTACGATCAGATCCAGCAGAAGATGAATAAACAGGCCAGCCTGAATAAACGTGTTCAGGCACAGCTTGGTACGCTGTCCGACCTGTGGGAGGCAATGACGGGGACCGCAACTAACGGTCTTGCAGCTATTGGCGGCGCATTTTCTGGTGACGCTAAAAATATCACGCAATGGCTGGGGGAGTTGGGGGAAAAATTCACGAAGTTTGCGGATGAAAATCCCCGGGTTATTCGCGGCGTCGTCGGGCTTGCTGCCGGTCTTGCGATTCTGAAACTGGGATTGATGGGCGTGGGCAGTGCCATCAGTATTGTCAGCAGGATCATGTCGATGACGCCGATTGGCATGATTGCGACGGCGATTGCTCTGGCTGCGGGATTAATTATCACTAACTGGGATGTAGTCGGACCTTATTTTAAGAAACTCTGGGAAACCATTGGTCCTTATTTTGAGGCTGGCTGGGAACTCCTTAAGAAAGTTTTTGCCTGGTCGCCGCTGGGGATGGTGATCAATAACTGGGGACCGGTTGTTAAGTGGTTTCAGGATATGTGGGATAAGCTGAAGCCGATTATTGAATGGTTTACCGACAGTTCCGGTGACACGGTCGATACCATTAACTCGGCGCAGTGGGGCGCGGGTGCTTATGATGCTTATGGGACGGGAATACCGGCACGGGGATACACTCCTTATCCGGCGGTGGATCCGACTCAGGCAAACAACGCCTCCGATGCCACAGGCTTGAATCCCTTCATGATTAATAAAGCTACCGCGCCAAAAGTTGATGGTGAGATCAAGGTATCATTTATAAATATGCCACCAGGTATGCGGGTTACGGAAACACGCTCCAGTGGCATTGATATAAATCACGATGTTGGCTATACCCGATTTTGGTAGCCAGGATTCCCCTCACAGGTATTGCTGGTTGTAAGTCATAAATAGAGTGATAGAATTAATGCACATTTAGAAAAATGTTAATAGGCGAAAAATGAAAGGCTATATCACAGCAAGTGTAATTCTTGGAGCAGCGGCTATTTTTTCATCTCTCATAATCTCTGGCAACATCTCCTTTAAAGATGAACATATTATTCAGTTATCTGGAGGAGCCATAAAACTTGGTGATGTTTATAAAGAAAATAAATTGATAAGTGCAAAGATTATTTTTCCAGATAATCAGGGTGAACAGATTCTTGTTGTCGACGGCAATCCTGAAAACTTTAAGGAGGATTTTCAGGAGAAATTAAATAAAGTAATAAAAACTTTAAATGCGTCAAAGAAAAAAGATGAAGAGAAAGTTAGCTTGGATAATTTAAGTGTTATTGAAGAGTCTAAACTAGAGCTCGTTTCTGCGGTGCGTTACTCTGCTCAGTATGTTCCTATGTTTACTCTGACGCTGGACAAAAAAGAAATTACCATGCCTAAAAATACGGTAATATTTCCATTTGCCAGCGATGAAACATCTAAGTATTTAAATGAACAACAGCAAAAGTATAAAGATTCGTTGTTTCTGACTCGCTAATTAATAAAATTCATTACAAGGCCACCTTCTAATAGGTGGCTTTTTTATTTTCGGAGTGTATATGACGTGGAAAGACAGACTTCAGGACGCGTCATTTCGCGGCGTGCCGTTTAAGGTTGAAGAAGAAAGTGCGGGAACCGGTCGTCGTGTGGAAACGCACGAATACCCGAACCGCGACAAACCCTATACCGAAGACCTGGGGAAAATCACTTTCCGCCCGTCCATCACGGCTTATGTGGTGGGAGATGACTGCTTTGACCAGCGCGATCGCCTGATTGACGCGCTGAATAAACCCGGTCCCGGCACGCTTGTCCATCCGACTTACGGTGAGCTGAAAGTCTGTGTTGACGGAGAAGTTCGGGTCAGCACATCGAAGAGTGAAGGGCGTATTGTCCGCTTTGACCTGAAGTTTGTCGAAGCGGGAGAACTCTCTTACCCCACATCAGGTGCGGCGACGGCGCAGACGCTGATGTCATCCTGTTCTGCACTGGATGACTGCATCAGTGACAGTTTCAGTAGTTTCAGTATCGATGGCGTGGCAGATTTTGTGCAGAACGATGTCGTCGGTAATGCCAGCACAATGCTTGGGTATGTTTCTGATGCGATGAAAGTGGTGGATTTTGCCGTATCGGATGCCGCCAGGCTGTTGCAGGGGGATATCTCGGTACTTCTGCCGCCGCCATCGTCAGGCAAAAATTTCGTTGAGCAGGTGCAGAAAATGTGGCGTACCGGGAAACGCCTTTATGGTAACGCCAGCGACCTGGTCACCATGATCAAAACGCTTTCCGGTGTCAGCCTCGGCAGCGATCTGCAACCGCGCGGCGTCTGGAAAACGGACAGTAAAACCACCGCCACGGCGACGCAGCAGCGTAACGTGGTTGCCAGCATCCTTCGTACGACCGCAATCAGCGAAGCGGCGTATGCCGTCACCCGATTGCCTGCGCCAACAACTTCCGCGGTGATGCAGAATGCCGCAGTGGGGCAGGCAACAACACCCGCGCAGAGCTCCGGCTGGCCTGCCGTCACGCATCCGGTGCTGAACAATGCACCGGCGGTGAAAAACACGGTTGACCTGCCAACGTGGGAAGAACTGACCGACATTCGCGACACACTGAATATGGCAATTGATAAGGAGTTGTCCCGTACAACCAGTGATGCGCTGTTTCTGGCGCTGCGCCGGGTGAAAGCAGATCTGAATGCGGATATCAACACGCGCCTTGAACAGTCTGCTCGGATCATTCAGCGCACGCCGGATGAGGTTTTACCCGCGCTGGTGCTGGCGGCGGCCTGGTTTGATAACGCGGCGCGTGACGCGGACATTATCCGGCGTAATGCCATTACGCATCCCGGCTTTGTGCCGGTGATCCCTCTGAAGGTGCCAGTGCAATGAACGACAATGTCACGCTACGGGTAAATGGCCGGGAGTGGAATGGCTGGACATCGGTGCGCATCGGTGCCGGTATTGAACGGCTGGCGCGGGATTTCAGTGTGGAGATCCCCCGCCAGTGGCCGGGAGATGAGGGTATCACCACGCTTCAGCCGCGCATTAAAAACGGTTCAAAAGTGGAAGTGCTGATTGGTGATGAGCTGGTGATCACCGGCTGGGTGGAGGCGACTCCCGTTCGTTACGATGCCCGTTCGGTCAGCACCGGTATTGCCGGACGTAGTCTGACCGCTGACCTGATTGACTGTGCAGCCGAACCGACACAGTTTAACGGACGATCGCTGGTACAGATTGCGCAG